TTCTTTAGTCCACTCAACAAACTCTTTATAAAGCTGCTGCGCGGGTTTATTTAAACGGTTGTTGTAGTCGATCGTTATGCGGCGCCAAGCTACAGGCACTGCATAATGTTTCGTTAAAAGCATCGCTTGGTTTACACCTTGCTGGACTATTACAAAGCCCAGCAAGTGCAAGTAGTACATAAAACCAAGCATGTGTTTTTGGCTTACTTTCTTGTACTGATCTTTCATATTAGAAGCCATCCACTAATAGATAATCAGGCTCTGCTTCTGGTTGAGAAACTGCTGGATTTTCTAATTCATAGCGGCGTTTTCTCACATACCCCATTAGCTTCGGTTGAATCTGCGGATCTCGTGCAGCCACGTCTATTTCCAAAGCATCTAGCGTTGTAAGGTCTGGTGCAGTTTGGATTTGAACCATTAAAGAGGGTGGCTCATTAGCAGATGCCTTTTCTTTTTCTAGCTCTTCAAGACGTTTGTGAGTGGCGAGAAGGATAGGCTTCATTTGTTCGTCATCCCATGTGCGGGTATAACGATAAACCGCATTTACTTCTGCAGGTGTTTTTGACTCTTTTACACGCTGTAGAAGAGTATCTAGGGTTTGCTGATACTCATTGTTTTTTTCTTGCTCAGGTGTAGGCTGAGTTAAAAAATCTTCAGGTGAAGACACATAAGGTTGTTCTGTAATAACAATCGCACTATCTAAAGCTGATCCTATATTTTCTGAAATATCTTCGGATTGCACCAATGAGTCTTCAGAAGTAGTTACATTTGTTTGCTCAGTAATAACAATTGTAGGTTGTTTAACTTCATCAACAATTTCAGAAGTCTTTTCTACAACTACTGTCTGTGCACCTTTTGATTTCTTAGCACGCTGTTTCTTTGGTTCGTCACCTAGGCGAATAACACTAAAATCGTCACTAACTTCAAAACCTAACGCTTTAGATAGTGCTTTTAATTGAAGCTTGGCGTTTTCTGCATCACGTTGAACAAAGCCGCTATTAATAGATTCAATTAATGCGGTGGTTCTAAAATTCACGACGTAAATAGAAGGCGAATATGTAGTAATTACAAAAACATCCTGTCCTTCCTCATATTCATCAATAGTTAATGGCTTTGTGAATGTAATGCCAGCCAGCTCAATAGTTTCGATTTTGATGCAGAATTCAAAACCCGGTTTACCAAAAACAGAAGCGGGGAATTGATCTAAGTCAGAAAAGTCCAACATGTCTCCAATAGGACGACATAGAACAGTTTTACCGTTTTGAAGAGCTGCAAATGCTTCAGCTGCAGTTAGTAAGTTAGACATAAATAGCTCTCCTTTTAGTGATGTAACGACTGTTGTTGCTGAACTTGCTGAGGATTGTTTTTAGGTGCCCAACCCATCTGATCGGCACGTGCTTGGCATGCTCTATTGATACCCGCCTCATACGTAGTACCTTTAAACTTCTTAATCGCAGCATTTAAGATGTTGGTGTCTGGTGCATCTTTAATTGCTTTTAATGCATCTTGATATAGTTGGTCCTGAGTACGAGGCGGCTTCTGGTTACCACCCTGAGCGATTGTCTGATTATTTTGATTTGTATTTTGACCTGCTGGGGTAGAGGCATTTTGCTCTAGATAGGCATAGTCATAGTTGTATAGATATTTACTTCCATCAAAATTACCGAGGTAGACATCAGCTGCCACACCAATAGCTTTAAACGCTACACCAAGAGCATCAGTAACGGCCTTTTTATAACCTTCATCAATCGCTACTAATTTGCCCTTTTGAACTTCAACAATTGCTGAACCGCCGTTGCCGAAAAATTCCTCACCCCAAACACCATCAATCTTGGTTTTTACTGCTACTTCAGCAAAAGCCATAATGGTTCCATCTGGAGCAGTTTCAGACCATAAACGTACATGTCTATAAGTCCAGCCATGACCAACGGGACCAAAGGCCTGAGTCATAGCCATTAATCGCCATTGAGGGTTAATATCTGATTTACCTTTTAAATAACCAAACTCAATTTTTTTAAGAAAATTGGTAGGCGTTTGCTTAACTGCATTCCAGATATGTAAGTTGTCTTTTGAGTTTTCAGTTGTCATTTTTCTTATCCTCATCTAGAGCCGGTGAAGCCGCGTTTTTGCTTATATGCTTTGCGGTCATAAGTAGGGATATTTGTTTCACGCAGTTTTATAGCGAGCTGCTTTCTGCGTTGAAAATCAATTTCTTGAGTAAGTTCATTCCAAACTTTTGGATAGTCAGTTTGGAACCTGAACACATTTAAAGGCGTCTTAAATCCGTCTTTAACTTTGTAAAGAACTGAGCCATTAGCATTAGATGCGTACACTTGCCAGCCAATACGAACAGAGTAGAGGCCCTTATCATCACGGCCTAAAAATGACTTATAGCCGTCAGGGTGCTTTTTGTAATTAGACATGTTCGGCCTCCTTACATTCGCATGTACCTACAAAGGCATACGTAAGCGGGCTAGGAGCATCAACAGGTGAGACGTCCTTAATATTTAAAGGAATAATTTCTTTGCGATATTTAACTAAAACCACATCACCTTCACGGCAATTGACAATTCCTTCTCTTGAAGAAAAACGTGCAGATTTAGAAGATTGGGTTACTCTGCAAAATGAAACCTCATCACCAGCTTTTATTTTTGAACGGTCAACAGGGATCATCTTCTTGCAAGTAGGGCAGTTGTAATCTTTCATTAGGCTGCCTCCACCAACTTGTTACGTTCGATAAAACCTTTTAGAAGGGCATTGATGTTGCGGATGTCTTCAAATTCGGTGAAATCGTTATATGACTTACCATTAACATCAGTGATTTCATTTACTGTGAGTTGGGTAATATCAACAGCGGTAAATTCAGAACCCGGAACACCGTAACTGTCAGGATGAGCTTCAAAATCAAAGCTAACGTTTAAACGGAAGCTATCTAATTTGATGACAGCAACGCCAGAATGTTTACCTGTGATTTTCGCGGTTAAAACACCGTAAGTACTTGGTTGAGTTTTAGGTGTAAAAAGAGTAGGTGCTTCTTTTGTTTGGAAAGCTGGCTGCAATTGGCAAGCAACTAAAGAACCACCAGAGATTGCAAGAGCAGCCATGCTGACAAATGCAAATGAGTTGAAAGGGGTAGCTTTTACGTTCATAATTGATCTCGCATATAGCAAAGCACATCGGACCTGGGGAGGGGCGGTGTGCTTTTTTGTTATCTGGTGAAAATTATTAAACCTTAGATTTAATTTTGATGCAATAGATATTTAAACCTAAGATTGAATTTATTTTAAATTTTAGATTTAATAGACAAAAGAAAACCCACCGTGGTGGTGGGTTGGTCGCTGATTTAACCTGACAAAGGTATTTTTATGAAATTAGATCAGATACTAAATATGCAAATGTTTATTAGCATGGTAACAATACTTGTGAATATTGCCATTTGGTTCACATTTTAAAGAGAGTTCTTATGTGTGAAATAAAGTTGACGAGAGCTGGTCTGTTAATTAGCTTAATACCTCTAATCACCTCAATTGCTTTACTTGTTAAGAGGGTGCTACTGGTGGATATGTCATGAAAATCAAAAACAAACGTATAGTAAATTTTGTGCTTAGTTTTATCTCAATGTGCTCTGTTATCGTTACTCTCATTTTAGTATTGCAACAACACCAGTGACTGCAGCAATTAAGGCCAGCAGCACCCCAACATAAGCAGTCCAATGCGGTTTGCTGGATTTTTTAATCTGTCTTGATGTCAATTCATAGCTTATAGCTTGTAGAAGTGGTGCTGGGATAATTCCGCTTCGGCCTTCACCGCTTAAAAGCATCATTAACTCGTCATCTGAAAGTTGCTTGATTTCTTCTAGCGTTAATTTAACTTTGGGAGGCCTATATTTTTTAGCGGAATCAGGAATAACTACTTTAGGTATCTTATACATATATTCTCTACCGATATGGTTTAAAGCACTGTGTCGGGTCACGGTTTCAATTAAACAAAAAGCTGAATCCGCTTAAATTCTTTATTAGCCTCAATATGACTTCTATAAAATTTATCTTTATCTTCTGAATCAACAAACTCTTTGAATGTGGTTGCTTCAAGAAGTCTGTAAATAAACCTTTCACCTGTTCTAAGCACTACCGTCAACAAGAAGTGTTGATAAAGAACATGGCTGATATTACGGGAGTTAACTTCAATTTTTTGCATATTGTGGATTCCACTTCATTTCCTAATATTCCTCCAACCCTAAACTAATCTTTTTTATTAAATTTCCTGCTGCCCTGAAAACTCAATTCTTGAAATGAAATCAATAGGCAAGGCCAGCTTTTCACCAACAATAGTTTCGAAGTGAATCCATATACCTGCAGCTTCATTTTCAAAATTCACACTGATTATCTTTACTAAGTTGTAAGGCTCCGCAGCCCCCATCATGATGATATTGAAGCGGTGATCTTCACGAACATAAGAAATAAGCATCTGATGAATTGCCATTTGTTCAGTGCTTGTTAGATGCCTGTATTCGTAAAGTTCTGGTGGCATATATTTTTTATTCATTACGAATCTTACCTCATCAACTTCTTCTTATTTACCTTTTCAAGTGCTGTACTTTTCTAGAAAATCATCAACCCAGCCTTGCGCTTGCTCCAAATTACTTATATCTGATAGTTTTAAATTAGTACCTTCAGCTTCATTAAATCCTTCGATTATAGCCTCAAAGATATTTGCTTCATTAATGACCTCACATGCCATTTCAGTAGCGTCATAACTTTGCTTGGCTTTTTTAAGTGAGGCTATTTGTTTTTCAATACCTTCGCCAATTTTACCTAATGCTAATTTGAACTCTTGGCGATTAATCGTTAGCGCAGTTTTGGATTTATTAAGTGTTGCGATCATAATACCCTCTTTTCTTTAAAAATTAATTACTTAGCTCGCCTAAATTTCACCATCATAAGAATGAGAAACATATTTACCAATGATGCCAATATGCTCCAAGTCTTGCGGCTCAACGATCTCTCTTTCATAGCTAGGATTATCACTATCAATAATCAAGGCTCCGTCATATCTACGAGATAATCTTTTGATTTTTAGTTCATCACCATACCTGATTGCATACACCTTTCTGTTCTGAACTTGCTCTAGTCTATTAACAGACTTGTCGATAATTACAACGCTGCCGCTTGGTATCCTTGGTTCCATACTGTCACCATCAACATCCACTTCTACAAGATTTTTAGGTGAAACTTTTTTCTTATGAAACCACTCCATGCGTTGTGCGCATCCCGTCATCCTGGTTGTTGGCTCAAATTCAACCAGTCGGCCATTACCTGCGGAAAACTTGACGTCTACATGCGGAATAATCATAAAAGAATTAGGATCGAGGTCATCCGGTGCTTCCCATGCCATAACTGGCCTATATGCATCAGCATTCTCAGGATTGTCAGCCAACTCGATCATTGATCCAGAACCATCTAGCAACCATCCGGCACTTACTCCAGTTAAAGCCGCTAGCTCTTTCAGGGTTTCCTTACCAATTTTCCCCTTTTTCCAGTTAGATGCAGCTTGAGCTGATAGTCCCAATTTGAGAGATGCTGCTGACCATTTTAGATTTGCATAATCAAGTGCTGCTTGGATGCGTTCAGCTATAGATTCCATAATCATTAATAAAATAAACCTTTGGTTTAAAATTCTATTGGAAATTTAAAAAAATAGAAGCAATCATGGATTGTATTAAAATTAAACCTATGATTTAATTTTGGTGAAATCAATTAAAAGGGAGATTTAACTTTGAATCCCATTAAATATGCTTTTGATGCTGTTGGTGGTCGATCTAAAGCAGCAGCGTTACTAAACCGTACATACATGGCCATGAGCAAGATGGAAAAACGAGGGGTATTACCAAGAACTGAATATACGGGCGAAACCAAATATGCCCAGATACTTGCAATTAATAGCGGTGGAAAGTTTACGGCTGAATGGCTACTTGAGAATGCTAAGCCAGAGTCGTCTATAGCATAACTGACCTCATGAACAAATATCAGTTTAGGAACAACCATGACCAAACAAAAGCCAAGTGCAAAAAAGACGGTGTGCATGCCGACACATTTATCTGAGCCTGTAGCTGAGCATGTGGCAAGGGAAGCATATGAACGAGGCTGGTCTAACAGCCAGTATTTAAGATGGTTAGCCATTCTGGATATGAAGCGTTGTGAAGATGACAAGAATCTTATGTCACAGGTATCTGGAATACCCAGAGAACGTTTTGATTTATATGAACAAAGAAAACAATCCGTTCGGAGAGAACGCAATAAAAAAGCCTGATGGTCAAGATCAGGCTTCTTTATTCACAAATTTAGGAACCCATGAATATGCAAACTAATTTATCAAATCAAACGTCCAAACACAACTTACAAGAGTTTTTAGTGGGTGATGTAGTGGTACTTACTGAAGAGTGCCGTAGTTTTAAATCAAATGATTTGTTTGAAGTCAAAAATAAAACCTTGACTAGTTTATGGACCATCAAATCAGAGAATCATTTGATTCTGGTTTCTTCAAAAGAAATCCGCACAGCAACAGTTGCTGAACTTAATGCCAAACGCCGACTAACAAGCGCTGAGCAAGCATTAGCGGAGGTGTCATGAGTACCTCTGAACAACAACAAAAGAATATTCAATCCTGGCATGAACCAGCATTAAGAACTTTGTCTGGTTTGTTGAAAAAACGAAAGGAAAATTTAGCTCGTCAAAACCGTGATGTAAATAACGCTGCCGTAACACGTGATGAGTTTATGCAAGCTTTGGTGGATCAACACGGAAAGCATGGTCTTTATCTGGTCCATGCTGGTCAAATCATTTCAAGTTTATATCGGGCTAAACGGATCCGTTATTTGGGCAGCACTTTTATTCAGATGAATGAAGGCGGTGAAGCATGAATACATTTGTTGATGCTACACGTTCTTTCAGAACTCAGTTTGATCTGAATTTCTCGGAAAAAATCATTGTTGATTTCTTTGCGGGCGGCGGTGGTGCAAGCACTGGTTTAGAAATGGGCTTAAACAGACCTGTTTATGTTGCTGTAAATCATAACCCTAAAGCTATTTCTATGCATGAAGCTAATCACCCCCATGCTAAGCATTATGTTCAAGATGTATTCGCAGTAGATCCAGTTGAAATATGCGATGGCTATCAAGTGGGTTGGTTTCATGCAAGCCCAGACTGTACACATCACTCGCAAGCCGCTGGTGGTCAACCACGTAAAAAAGAAATACGCGACCTTTCATGGGTGGTTCTTAAGTTCGCAGGCAAGGTTAAGCCCGACGTTATTAGTTTGGAAAATGTTGAGCAGATCCTTAATTGGGGTCCACTTATTGCTAAACGCGACAAGGTCACTGGACGTGTTATTACTTTAGAAAAAATCGAAGTGAACGGTAAAAAGGTGCATCGAGTTGCAGAACCTGGTGAACATGTACCAAGAAATAATCAGTTCTTAGTGCCAGATCCAAGAAAGAAGGGTAAAACTTGGCGCCACTTTGTGCGTAGTCTTCAACGACTTGGTTATGTTGTGGAATGGAAAAAGATTATAGCTGCTGACTATAGCGCTCCAACAATACGCAAACGTTTGTTCATGGTTGCACGTTGTGATGGACAATCAATCGTTTGGCCAGAAGCTACGCATGCAAAAAAACCTAAACGTGGTCAGAAAAAATGGCGTGAAGCAGCTGAGTGCATTGATTTTAGTGATTTGGGTAATTCTATCTTTGATCGCCCAAAACCTCTTGTTGATGCGACTTTGAGACGTGTTGCAAGAGGAATGAAAAAACTCGTACTTGATGCCAAAAAACCATACATCGTAAAAAATGCAGCACCATTTATTGGGCGTGACTTTAATACGAGTTTTGGTCATGCAATCTCCGAGCCATTAGGCACAACAACTGCTGGATATGGTGGACATAGTTCTCTAATCAGCCCAATCTTAGCTCCATTTTTAACAGAGTTTGCAAATGCATCACACCAACGGAATTGGGGCATTTTCGAGCCCTTAACAACGATATGCGCTCAAGTTAAGGGTGGTCATCATGCGTTAGTGGCACCAATGCTTGTACATGTAGGACATGGCGAAGGAACACCTGATAACCCACGATGGAGCCAAGGTTTTGACTGCATTAGTCAACCTTTAGGTACAGTAACAGCATCAGGTGCTCAACGTAACTTAGTTACAGCCTACATGATGCAGGCTAACGGTGGATTTAACGAAACGGCAGGTCACGATTTACGTGAACCGTTAACGACAATCACAAATAAAGGAAGCCAGCAGCAGTTAGTTACTGCGGAATTGAGTAAAGAAAATATTGATGGTGCTTTGCGTGTCGCGGCTTTCTTAATCAATTACTACGGAAACGGCGATGCCCGCGACATTACTGCACCCATCGACACCCTAACCACTAAAGACCGACTAGCTCTTGTAACTGTTTGGGTTAAAGGAGAACCATGGGTAATTGTGGATATAAAAATGCGCATGCTTTATCCACGTGAGTTGTATACAGCCCAAGGATTTCCACAGTCTTACATTATTGACCGTGGACACGATGGAAAGCCATTAACTAAGACTGAACAAGTCCATATGTGCGGCAATAGTGTTTCACCAGAGCCTATGGCCGCAATTGCCAGAGCAAATAATCCATTTATTACGCAACAAATTAAGGGGGCCGCATGAATTATTACCAACACCATATTGGTGACTTTAACAATGCGACTCGCCACCTCAGTTTAATTGAGCGTGCGATTTACCGTGACTTATTAGACATGTATTACGACACGGAGAAGGCGATTGATGCAACAAGCATTGATCGTTTAGCACGTCGTTTGCAATGTACTACCGAAGAGCAAAAAGAAGCTCTCAAATATGTACTTGATGAGTTTTTCATTCTTGAAGAAGGTGTTTATCGCAATAATCGTTGTGAACGAGAAATTGCTGAATACCACGGGAAAAAGAAACAAGCGAGTGAGGCTGGTAAAGCGTCTGCTGCAAAACGTGCAGCGAAAAAGAAAGGTTCGTCCAACAGTGGTTCATCAAAAGATGATCAATCGTCTAACGAAAATTCAACGGTCGTTGAAAATCCGTTAAACGAAGAACAAACGGGCGTGCAACCAACCAATAACCATAAACCATTAACCATTAACCAAGAACCAATTATTGATAGTAGTAGTAATACGCGTGGAGAAAATTCGCAATTAACTCCAATTCAATTTGCTCAGTATCAGATCGATGATCACAAACGCTATTCAATGCGTGAATTCATTTCTGAATACAGCGAGTTTCAATACGATTTCATCTCACTTGCTCAACAAAGATTTGTTTCGGTACCTGAAATCGACTTGAGAACCATGATTCAAAACTTCGGTGACTGGTACTTTGCAAATGAATCAAGCTCGTTGAATACACCAAGCATCTGGTTGGTTAAGTGGTTCTCTTGGGTTCAAAACAACGAGAAACAAGTTGCTGCTAACCGCAAGAAACAAGAGCAAATCACTTCAACCGGTCAAAAACCAGAAGAGTCGGGTTACTTCGCTAATCTTTTTGAAGAACAGAGCGAATCTCAAATCGTGGATGTAACCCCAGCAAAAAAGCTTCCAATGATTGAGGAGGTAGGTCATGCATGAGATTACCTTGAACGAAGTGCGTCAATTAATCGCTTCTCTTCGCACTGTTTACGCTGCTCAGTTCAATAAGCAATTTCCAGCAACAGGCGAAAGTGCAATTCCTCTGTCAGTAGTTGAGCAAATTGCACTTAAAACACTGGTTGGCGTTCAACAAAACCAATTTAACAACGCACTTGCTCGATTACTTACAGCAGGTGGACGCTTTATGCCGTCATTTGCCGAGTTTCGCACCTGGTGTATCGGTGAAAGTTGGATGTCTCCAGAAGAAGCTTGGTCTCGCGCATGTAAGTTTACAACTGACCGTTCCGTGGTTATTACCCAAATCACTAAGTACGCCTTAGACGAGGTTATGTATTTGATCGAAGCCGGCCAAATGCGAGCAGCTCAAGATAATTTCTTCGGGACCTACAACGTGATGGTGGCTAAAGCTCAGTTAAAAGGCCGTCAGCAAGAGTTTTACACTCCACCGCTACAACTAGAGCATAAAGAACCTGAACACACCCCAGTAAGCAATGACGAAGCGCAAAAGCATCTCCAATCATTGATGGAACGTTTAAAAATCAATGGTCGTAAACCTGTACCAGTACAAAAGCTTAAGGCTAAGGAAAAAGAGCCTGAGCTTATAAAAGAGTTGGGCCCTGATCCTTTCGATAATCCACACGAATACGCAGAGATGTGCCGTCGGGAGGGTATGCCGATTCCTAGAAATATTCTTCAGCTAATTGATGGGGCAAATGTATGAAAGCATCTAAGTTAATTAGAGATAAAGGGCTGAAATACGCGAAAGAAATCGTAGATTCAGCTCCTTCTAACGCAACCGAATGGAATGAGGGTTACGAATTCCAATGTGGTCATAGTGTAGAAATTAGTAAGGCTGACCGAGAAAAATATTTTGTAGACCTTTCTGACCTCAAGCGTCTGGTGGAGTCGGTTGATCAGATCAATGCGTTTGATGGTGGGATTAAAGAAGCTAAAGAAATTCTAAGCCGTATTAACGAACATGGCAGTAAGTACGCAACATTGTTTGAAAGACCTGCATTAGAACGCGCAATCAAAGACCACGAATCAATATACGGAGGCGGGGAATGAATCTAGTTATCGGCAAACAATACAAGTGGATTCATGAGCCACAAATCTTGACGTATATCGGCGAGAAGAATGGTTGGCACATTTTTACTTTTAAAGATAGACCTTGGTGCGAGTGCTTAGATGCTGATTTGCCATACATGGAAGAAGTAAAAGGAACCAGCCATGAGTGAGTTTGAGTGTAAATCTGGAAAGTGGGCTTGGGAGATTCAAAAAGAACAACAAGCGAATGTGGATGAGCTAAGAAGTTCAATTGAAAACCTAGTTCAAAAGTATAAACACGATGCCCATGCTTCAAGCCTTTTTGGTGATCAAGATAAAGCACGAGTTTATAACTGCTTTGCTAATCAGTTGGAAAATTTACTGAAAGGTGGTGCTTGATGTCATCAATGAGCCTTGCTGATTACCGCCTTACATGCCCGAAAGTTCAAAAGAAAAAGGGTCGAAACAAGTTTAATGCTTCGAAAATTAAATTGGATGGAATGACTTTTGACAGTACTAAAGAATACAAACGGTATATCGAGCTAAAGGCTCTACAACAACGAGGTGAAATTAAAGAATTGCAGCATCACACAAAATTTGAATTGGCACCTAAGACAAAATTAGAAGGGGAGAAACGAGCTAAACCAGCACTTAGATATTTTGCTGATTTTACTTACTACCTCATTAATGGCGAATTCATTGTTGAGGACGTTAAATCCGTTGCAACACGTAAATTGCCGAGTTACCGCAATAAAAAGCATTTGATGAAAACTTTACACGGCATTGATGTTAGAGAGGTTTGAGGAGAGTTTATGACTGATATTGAAACGGTAGGTTGGGCTGTCGATAAGAAGTTTTTCATATTAAAAATAAATATGGATGCATTCTTAACTACAGATGAATTTGATGCTTTAGCTGTGCTTTATGCACGCAAATACAGTGGTGATTTTTCTGGTTGTCAGTTTAAGGGAAAGCTCGCCGTTATGTGCGGGGATAAGGTTTATATAAATCCTTGGTCACTTGATCATGAATTAAGTGTAGATGAACCAATCGAGGAACTACTTTTTAGTGAGTTCCAAAAGCATTTGAATAATTAACGTATTGAATAAGGTGGTGAATATGCAGTCTACAGTTGTAATGGATTGGTCAAGATTTCAAATTTTTGAATGGTTCGTAAGTGGAGCAAGCTTGAAGTCACCATCTTATGGCGCTGCAAATGTTAGATGTACAGATGGGAGGTCTATAGACTTTCAAGATAAATTAGGGGTGGTGGCTGCTATGGGTGATCAACTTACAAAATCAGTTGCAATGGTCATTATGACCGAAGGTAAATCACAACAGGATTATGAGTACGTTAGGAATCACCTGGCGAAAATCATGATGGATGGAGCCAAAAAGGATAAAAGAAGAGAGCCAGAAGGAATTGCTATTTATCATTTAGCCTGGCTAATTGCCCGTATAGTTATTGACTATGCTCTAGATCCTGAATTAGAAAATGGGCACAAAGATCCAGGGCGTTTAGTTTATGCCGGTATTAGAAGTTTTCAGATGAATCCTGATGTATATCGCCAAACTTGGAAGCGGTATGAAAAATTGATGGTAGCTGCATTAGAAGAAGAAATTAAAAAAGCCTCTAAAATTGCTAGACGTTACAAGGAAGAAACTCTAAATGAAGTTCGAAATTAGTTTCCACTTTTACGTTAACTAAGGTATAGTTTTATTAAATTGGTCGAAGTGTAAATTTGACCAGCTTAAATTTAAAAGCTCATCTAAATAGGTGGGCTTTTTTATTGCCCTTATAAAAGCTCGGATCCTTACGGAGACCGAGTTTTTTTATTTTTAATATTACTTCTCTGGAGAGAATAAAAGAATTGAAACCCACGATCACGTATTTACTGATTAGCTAAAGACTGTTTGAGTAAATGCGTAGGGATGCACGAAAGACATCACAACCCATGCAGTTCATCGCGCATGGATGGGATATGCAGGAAATACATACCAGATTGGGAGTGATGTCCCGCCAAAAATTGAGATGAAAGCTGAAACGTAAAATACTGTGCCCATCCAGTGGTTTTATAAAGTAAGTGAGTAGCGGTAGGCCACAGTACTGTGATAGCTGTGGCAATTAAGCCCTTCATTTTTATGTCGGGCTTTTTTATTTCTTTAATATATTTTGGAAAAGAAAACATGACTATGACAAACGTTGAATTAGAGAATGAAATCAATGCTCTTAAAACGGAATTAACTTCTCTTAAGCAGACCGTAAATGCTAATGCTTCGGCGATTGCTGCTAATACAGCTGTAATTTCTAAAAAAGCAGATGTAACGGCGGTGAATACGATTAGTACACGAGTTACTGCTGCTGAAGGAAGCATCACAAGCCAAGGCAGTTCAATCACTACTTTGAATAATAGCTTAATGGCAGTTCAGACACGCGTAACTGCATTAGAAAATAAATAAAAAGGGTTTTAAAAGTTTGCCGTGTAAATTTTGGCACAAACGGCCCCTCTAAATAATGGTTATTGGAGGGACTTTTCTTTTTTATTAAAGAGGAACACTTATGAGTATCGAAATTAAACAAGAGAAATATTTCAATTTAGAAGTTGAAGTAGAAGAAAGCACAGTAATTATTTATCAAAAAGATTCAGGCATTGTGATTAGCAAAGATGCAGCTAAAAAGTTGCTTGAAATATTGAAAGGCTTTGTTGAAAAACATAAGTGAGCAATATATGGATAAAAACGAAGGTAAAAAAAATCTTGATAAAGTTTCCTTGGAATTGGAACGTTATCAAAATTTATCACGTACAGGTCTAACCCGTAATGAGATGTTAGTTATCGATAGAATAATTCTTCGTTTAAAAACCCAGGTCAAAAATTTACGGACCGCTTTATATGGACACTAAAGATTATTTTTGGCTAACAAGAAAAAAAGAGCCCAAAACAAAACCTAAAAGCAGACCATTGCCTAAGGCTACACAAAAGTATTTAGAGGCTGAGGCAACTCTAAAAGAAGAATTAACAGATTTGGCTATTGGCTTTGAAAGCAAGTTTCAACCCATTCATACCAAACATTGGCGCTTTGATTTCCATATTGTGAAATTACGCTTGTTGATTGAAATTGAGGGCGGGCCTTGGTCTGGTGGACGTGGTGGAAAGTTGGCTAATAAAGCATGGAGTCTCGACCGATACGACCAGGCTGAAGAGTTGGGGTATAGGATTGAGCGCTACCATCCAGATGTAGTTTTATCTGGCTATGTAATTAACTTGATCAAAGAAAGATTGGCGAGAATTGAAGATGGAGCAAATAAGACCATTTCCACCGACTGATTTTATTGATCAAGCTGAAGAAGAGGAAGCAATTCGTTTAATACCTGCA